CGTGGAACGAAAATTCCTGGGCATCTAATACTGTTACAATTACTTTAACTGGTGTATCAGCAACCTCTAGTGTAGGTGAAGTATCTGCATTTCCAGGATCAGGTTGGGGCAGGCAACAATGGGGTAACTCTGGTTGGGGTGTAGAATATTCTGTTGCACCAACTGGTTTAAGTACAACATCTAGTGTTGGCGCTGTCGAAGCTGCTCAAATTATTCCAGTAGATTTAACAGGACTTAGCACTACCGCTTCAGTAGGATCACCGACTACTGATCAACTTACTATAGCAGCACTAACAGGTTTACAAGCTCAAACGGAACTTGGAACTTTTGATAATGCCGGTACGTTAGTTGGTTGGGGTAGAAATGGTTGGGGTGAAGAACCTTACGGAGATTCATTTAATAAATTAGAACAACCAGCAGGGTTGAGTGCAACTTCTAGTGTTGGTGCATTAACTTTAGATTTAACTTCTGTAATATCTCCAACAGGAGTAAGTTCTACTTCTAGTGTTGGTTCTTTAAGTTTAGTTATAGATTGCACTGTTGTTCCAACAGGTGTTGGTACAACAGCAGGTGTAGGAAATATATCGCCAGCAGATGTCATGGGACTTACTGGATTAAGTGCAACATCTAGTGTAGGAAATATATTGCCAGCAGATGTTGTTGGATTAACTGGAGTAGGAACAAGTTCTTCTGTAGGTTCTGTAGAAATAAATTCTTCACCTATTATAATTCCAACAGGTGTTAGTGCTACCTCAACAGTAGGTTCAATATCTATTGCAGACATGCAAATAGGTTTAACTGGGTTAAGTACAACATCGTCAACAGGATCTATTAATCCAGCAGATGTCGTAGGTTTAACAGGAATACAAGCAACATCTAGTGTTAATGCTACAGGATTAATTCTTAAATATTATGGAAAATTAACACCTAAAACAAGCACCGGATATAGTACACAATCACCAAAAACGTCAGTTAGTGGTTACTCAACTAAGACGCCAAAAAATACAACAGGGTATACACGAAAAACTCCTGCATAATTATGTTTGACTTAAAACTAAATAACCAATATAAATAAGACTTATTAGGAGTACAAAAGTATGGCATCAACATTTTCAGATCTAGGAATAGAACTAATGGCAACCGGCGAAAACGCTGGTACTTGGGGAACAAAAACAAACGCTAATTTAAGTCTTGTAGAACAACTTACAGGTGGATATAATAGTTTATCAATTGCTGGTGGTGCAGGAACTCAAGATTTAACAATAGCTGAAGGTGCTTTAACAGGTACTGCTCAACACAGAGTTATAGAATTTACAGGAACTATTTCTGGAAACAGAGTCATAACTTTTCCATTACTCACAGAAAATTTTTACTTTATTAAAAACAATACTACTGGAGCACATACAGTTCAATTAAAAGCTGTTTCTGGTTCAGGAGCAACTGTTACTTTTTCAGCCACAAATAAACTTTGGAAAATTATTTGGTTAGATGGTGTTGCAACTAACACAGGTGTTTACGAAGTTCCATTTCAACCAGTTACTCCAGATTGGCTTACAAAAACTGGATCTTATACAGCAATAAATGGTGATAAAATTTTTGTAGATACAAGTGGAGGAGCAGTTACAATAACTCTTCCGGCATCACCTTCTGTAGGTGATCAAGTAAATTTTGTAGATTCAAGATACACTTTTGACAGTAACGCCTTGACTGTTGGAAGAAACAGTTCTAAAATAACAAACGCAACAGCAGACCTAGTAGTTAATACTGAGGGTGCAGCATTTGGATTAGTTTACTCTGGTTCAAATGTAGGATGGACTTACACGGAGAAATAATATGGCAAATTACGAAGCAACTAAATACAATTTTAATGGATCAGACCTTACAGGTATTGAAGGCACTGCTACAGGTACCGTTCTTCCATGGTCATCTGGTTCAGTTCCAACAGGTTTTTTAGAATGTGATGGTGCAGCTGTTTCAAGATCTACTTACTCTGCATTGTTTGCAGTTGTAGGCACGACTTATGGAGCTGGTGATGGTTCATCTACTTTTAATGTACCAAATTTAGCCGATAACATTCCAATGGGTAAATCTGGAACTAAAGCTTTAGCATCAACAGGTGGAGCAAATACAGTTGCAGCTTCAGGAACCGTTGGTGGTTCAACAGCTAATGCAACTTTATCAACAGCGCAATTAGCGTCCCACACTCACGAAGTTCAAGGACAAAACACAGGTAGCCAAAGCCACGCAGATCTTCTTAGATATGGTGGTGGTCAAATAAATACGGTTGCTACTGGTGGTGGACAAGGTCATTCTCACAACATGAGTGCAACTTTTAGCGGAACTGCAACTTCAGTTCTTCAACCTTATTTAACACTACTTTATATTATAAAAACTTAGGAGAAATTATGGCAACAAACGCGACATGGACAGTAATATTTGATGACAAAATGATTATGAAAAGAACTGGAGAATTTGATGTTTCAAACGGCCCTGGTTATGTAATCGATGATGATGCATTTTGGAATCAAAGTAAATTTTCAAATATTTGGGCCATTCAATACGAAGCATCTAATGTAAGTAATCAAGTAGAATATAGAGATGATACTCCTCATTCTAGTTGGGCAGATGCAAACTTAGGTGATTTTCAAGATTTTATTACTAGATGGGATGCAGCTCATTTAACTCATCTTCAAGCTAAATGGGACGCTGATGATCGTCCTGAACAAGACACAAATGGTGAATCAGACAAAATAGCTAGACTAGGTCCTAGACCTACATCTTACTCATCTTAATTTAAAAATAATTAATATTTATATTAACTCTTACGTTTTGATTGGTACAATTAGTGCCGTTGTGAAAAATGTTTGATGGGAAATAAACACCAGTGTTTTCTTTTGATGGCACTGTTTTATCTTTTCCTATTCTTGTAAAACCATCACAAGTATTAAGTGAAAGTATAAACGTGTTACATTTAAAATCAGTATCAGCATGTTGACCAAACTCTATTAAATGATCATTTCTAGGGTACATATTAATTTTAGCTCTAACTAAAGCTTTAACATTTAATTTATCTAATACAGGTTCTATTAAAGAAAATATTGGACTCATGATTCTACATTTAGAAAAAATATTACGTTCAAAATAATAACCATCAGTAGCATTTTTACTTGATACAAATGGTGCATAATAAAAATCAGATTTAAAAGCTATATCTTTTAATTTATTAAAATCATTTTGATTTAAAAAATCATCTATCACTTCAATCATTGTAAAATAAACTTGTAGTTGTTAATTCATTCATATAATTTTTTCCAATAAAATCTTCTACATTTTTATACATGCTTTTAAGATATGTATGAGCAGGTTGATATTCTTCTGAATTATCTAAAATTATATTTGCTTTAGTATAACATGCTTCACAACACATAGATGCTATAAAACCTCTTGATATAATGTTAGGATTATTATCAATTAATACGTAGTCACTATTTTTTATAAAATTTTTGTAATTTCTATACATATAAAAATCTTCACGCATTTTTAACATATGAACATTTTTTAATTCTTTTTCATTAACAAAATTTATCCACTCTTGGTCATGTTCAAAAGAAAAAACATTTTTAAATTTTTTACTAAAATAAATTGTAGATTTTCCTGCTCCAAACTCAACCATTGTTTTTGAAGATAAATCTTTTGTATTCAACCAATCTACAAATGGTTTTGATAAACATGGTATTATTAAGTGTTCGTTTTCCACCTTACCTCAACATCATCCAAGAAGTTAAAATATACTTTTCTCCAGATAAAGGAGAATTTCCTCTATGTACATACGGAAAAGCTGCGGGCCAAATAACTATTCTACCTTTTTTAGGTTTAACTCTTTTTGAAAAATGTAAAAACTCTGTTTCTCCTCCTTCTTCTACATCGTTTAAATATACAGAATAAACAAAAGCTCTAGGCTCATTATTAAATCCCGAGCTATGTTCCAAATGCCAAACATGGTATCCTTCTGTAGGTAGAGTTTTTTGAATTTTTAAACTTGTGTAATAAAGTTTATCTTGTCCATAAGAATCTAAAGCCCCTACATTTTTTTCGTAATGTTTCCAAGCCATATCAAAATTAATTATAAGAGCCTCTAAATTTTTCCACCAAACATCTAAATTACCTTCATTAGCAAAAAATTGTTGATCTTGTTTTTTTAAAATAGATGATTGTTCTGAACCTATTCTATTAAGAGTTTTCTTAAATTCATTTTGTTTTTCGTATAAGTTAATAGCATTGTCACACTGTTCTTCAGTAATGTAATTATCATACACTCCTATAAAGTTATCTATGTTAACTGTTTTTTGTTTCATTTATAATTTCTTTATGTGTTTTATATATTAAATTACTGTCTATTTTTTTAAAATAGTTTTCTAATTCATTTTTAGTTTTTGTTGGCATCAAATTATATTGTTTTTTTATACTATTATTATAATCATAAAAACCAAAACCATTTAAAACTTGAATAAAATTACAAGCCCAAAATAAACTATAATTAGAAGTTTTCATATCATCGTCAATCGGTAATCTTCTTTTCCAAAGACCTATCATTTTTTTAATATTAAGAGGAGCATTTTCATATGTATAATTTTTCCAAAACCAATTGTGTCTGTTCCAACGTAAGTAATGAAGATAAATAAAATCTCTTATATTTTCCATAATGCTTTTTACTTGACTATTGTATTGATCTCTTACTGAGCCAACAGGATCACTTAGATTATGCATTAATAAAAAAGATTGTTGTATTGAAGTTCCAATTGATGTTGCTTCTAACGGTTCTACAAAATTAGCTGATAAACCTATTGCAACACAGTTTTTAATCCACACTTTATCTAAACGACCTGGATCAAACTTAATGTGTTTACCAACATCTATTTCATAACCTAGTTCTTTTTCAACCTCTAACTTTGCTTTTTCAGGAGTTGTATATTTATCAGAAAATATATATCCATTTCCGTGTCTTCCTTGAACAGGTATTTTAAACCTCCAACCAAATTTCATAGCTTTAGCCAAAGTCCAACAATTATAATTTTCTTCATCAGGAGTTTGAAAAGTTATAGCAGAATTAACTTTTAAATATTTTTTATAAGATTTCCATTTAGCTCCTAACTTACTTATTAACAATCTTTTAAAACCTGTACAATCAATAAAAAAATCAGCTTCGTATTTTTGTGTGTTACTTTGAATAGAAGTAATACCTTTGTTAACATTAATATTAACATTATTAATTATGTCATCTATTATCTCTATACCTCTTTCACTACATGTTTTTTCTAAAAAAATATTTAACTTATGTGTATCAAAATGAAACTGTTTACAATTAATATTAGTTGGAAGTATGTTCTTGTAAAGAAAATCAGGGTTTAATTTTTTATTATTGGCAATTAGATTTAAATAAGAAATGTGTTCTTGCCCTGCAGTAATATCCCATTCTGTAACCAAAGAATGTAAATATTTTTTATCTCCCCATCCTTCAAACATTATTCCAAATTTATAAGTAGCTCCACATTCTTTTATCATTTTATCTTTATCAATTTTTGTAAAATTTAAAAAATCTGACCAGTGTTCTGTGGATCCTTCACCTACTCCAATGATTCCAATATCTTTAGATCTAATAATTTTTATATTAATATTTTCCTGAAATTTTTCTTTTAATATTAATGCGGTTACATAACCAGCTGTGCCTCCTCCTACAATAATAAATTTACGATTCATTTTTTTTGTCCATACTTTCTACTTTTTTAGTAAAATCAAACGAGGTGCTTTTTTGATCTATATTAAATATTAAACTATATCTATTTATTTCTCCTTCATATTTATTAAAACCATGTAATATTTGAGGTGGAAATATATAGTAATCTCCTGGTTCAGGAGTTATTTTTAAATTTAATTCTGGAAGCTGTAAGTCACAACCTTTTGTTAGATATAAAATTCCATGCCAACAACTGTGTATGTGATACTTTAAACTATCTCCTTTTTTTATTTCATTTCCCCAAGCATTAGTAATAATATTTTTTTCTAAAAAATATTGAAAAAGATCTGGGTGACTTGTTTGATGTTTATTAATTAAAAAACTAAAAAAATTATTAAAATTATCTTTGTCTAAAAAATAATTCCAATCAGTCATTCCCCCTTTTACATTAGTATAGTTTTTCATTTCAGAACTTAAATTGTTTTTTATATCTAAGATAAAATTGTGAATTATTTCAGGGTAAGAATAATGTCCAAATATTATATTTATATTTCTAGGATAAGTAATGTTTAAACTATTTTTAGTTTCATTTAATTTATTGTTTTTATCTATAAAATTAATCATTCAAAAATTTTTCCATGTTGCCATTCCCATAAAAATGGAGAAGACATAATATTGTTGTATACATAATAATCAAAATGTAAGTATTTCATTATTTCATCTTTATCTAAATATTTTTCTATATCATAGTATTTTAAATTTTCTTCTGTTTTAGGAAAACCGTTTTCTTTGTAGCTCTTATCAAAATGCATTTTTAAAAATAAGTCTAAATCATCTATGTCAACATAGTGACTTATCTGTGTGTTAATAAAGTAAGGGATTTGTGACGAAGCGTGATTAATGTTTCTAAATAATATGTTTCTTGCATGGTGTTCATTAGAGGTAAAAACTTTTTTTATATTAATATCTTTAACATTAACTTTTTGTTTCCATAAGTCATACCTTAGACCAGATAAAAATCTTTGATATGGATCTCTAATTACAGCCCATCTTGTTTTTTTAGATAGATGAGTTGTATTTTGTACATTTTCTTTTCCATATTTTTCTTCAATACACTTCATAACACTAAGATTTGCGTTTTTATGTATTCTTACATATTGAAAAGTAGGCGTTTCAATCAATTCAAATAATCTAAAATTCATCTTTTTATGTATATTTTCCGTCTTTCATTCCGTATTCATTTAATATATAATATAAATGAGTTATTTCAAAGGTTTTTTATGTTACAAAAATTAGGTTTTTTACCAGGGTTTAATAAACAAGTTACATCTACCGGCGCTGAATCACAATGGACAGGCGGTACGAATGTACGTTTTAGGTATGGTACACCTGAAAAAATAGGTGGTTGGCAACAGTTAGGTGAATCAAAACTTACAGGTGCAGCTAGAGGTTTGCATCACATGGTTAATAAACAGGGTATTAAATATGCTGTTATAGGCACTAATAGAATTTTATATGTATATTCTGGAGGAGTTTATTATGATATTCATCCTTTAGTTAACCCATCAGGAACAGCAATCACAAATGCATTTAGCACAACTAACGGAGAACCAACCGTAACACTTACTTTCTCTAGCGCACATAATTTTAAAACAGGGGATATAATTTTGTTTGGAGATACTTCTACTTTTAGTGCTATTACGGGCTCTAATTTTGGAGCTTCAGATTTTTGTGATAAAAAGTTTATGATAACTAGCGTACCCAATACTACAACACTTACTATTACAATGCCTAGTAATGAAGGAGGAGCAGGAGCAACTACTTCTGGAGGTATTACTTTTTTTCAATATTATCATGTAGGGCCAGCAGAACAAGTTGGTGTTTTTGGGTGGGGTATATCTCAATACGGTGGAAGTGTTACGTCTCCTAGAACTACAACTTTAAATGGATCTTTATCTGCAAACTCTTTTGGTACAGGAGGATCAGGAACTAGTATAACTCTTACATCGACTGTAGGGTTTCCTACTACCGGAACTAATTTTATTAAAGTAGATGATGAAGAAATATCTTACACAGGTGTTTCAGGAAATGACTTAACAGGAATTACTAGAAATGTTAGGGGAACCACTAATGCATCACACTCTAATGGAGCTACTGTCACAAACTTTAGTGATTTTTCAGGATGGGGCCAAGCAGCTACTAACACTGACTCTGTTGCGGAACCTGGTTTATGGTCTCTAGATAATTTAGGAAGCACTTTAATTGCTTTAATATTTAATGGTGAGTGTTTTGAATGGGACTCTGATTCAGCTAATGCAACATCAACAAGAGCAACTATTATTACAGGTGCACCAACAGCATCACGTGATATGTTAGTATCAACTCCCGATCGTCACTTAGTAATTTTTGGTACAGAAACAACTATTGGTGATAAAACTACACAAG